TTTTGGTTTTGGTTTTTTAGCAATACGACAAGGCGTGTTTGAAAAGTTACCTCGCGCTTGGTTTCAGCCAACTTTTCAAACGCTACATAATAGAGAAACGGGAGAGTCCTTCACCATGTTTGCTGGTGAGGATTTGTCGTGGTGTTGTCGGGTAAAAGACCTTGGAATTGATATGTGGTGTGACCCAAATCTCAAAGTTGTCCACATGAAAACTCAAGCGGTAAAGTTTTCGTAATGACAAAAACATATCATTTTTTATCAGGACTACCCCGAAGCGGTAATACCCTATTGTCTGCGTTGCTCAATCAAAATCCAAATGTTTATAGCAGTCCGTTGAGTCCACTACCCGAACTCTACTTACAGTTGAAGATTGTTGGTACAGAGAACGAAAATACTCAAAGAAATGTAGAAAATAAAATACGCACAAAAAATGTACAGAATAACCTTATTGATGTTTTCTACAAAGATGTAAATAAACCAGTTATTGTAGATAGAAATAAAGCGTGGGGAAGCCCTGTTCATTTAGAGTTAATAAAAAGCAGTATAAATCCCAAGCCAAAAATTATCTTTACTGTTCGTAGTGTTTTAGACATATTAGCGTCTTTTGTCAATTTAAGTCCAAAACATTATATGGATGAATACCTCAATCAAAAAAACTATATGAGTTACTATCGTGATAACAAAGATGGTTTTGCCGAATATCTTATGAAATCCAATGGCAATATAGACTTTTCATTATGTTGTCTTGCTAATGCTCTTAAAAAAGAAAATAAAGATATGTTTCACATTGTTGAATATAATGACTTGGTAAACAATACTCAAAAAACAATGAATGTTATTTATGATTTTTTAGAAATTGAACCCTTTGTAAACAACTTGATTGATATAAAAAAACTTGAAAATGATGTAGATGAACCCTTGGGGTTTCCTGTGAATATGCACGAAGTAAAAAAAGAAATAACTGTTTCACAAACAAACGCAAAAGAGGTATTATCCCCATACATATATCACAAATATAGCGGTATGGATTTTTGGCGAGAAGGCAGTTTATTAAAAATACGAGGAGAACAAGAATGATTATTCAAATTATAGGGCAAGCAGGTGCGGGCAAAACAACTCTTGCCATCGAACTAGCAGACCGCATCAATGCCATCCATATCAATGCCGACAAAGTACGAGCCGACCTCAACAAAGATTTAGGCTTTGAACTATCAGACAGAATTGAAAATGCTCGCCGTTTAGGTGCTTTGGCAAGGTTGTTAGACGAGCAGGGTCAAACAGTTGTTGTTGATTTTATCTGTCCAACACAAGAGACAAGGGATGTTTTTGGTAAGCCTGATTTCCTAGTATGGGTTAATCGAATTAAAGAAGGTCGCTTTGTTGATACAAATAAAATGTGGCAAGACCCAGTTGAGTTCGATGTAGAAATACTTGAAGGAATGTCCGTAAGCGAGGAGGCAGAGTTAGTAATCTTTCATTGTGGGCTTTATGACTGGCGCAAACCAACAACTCTCATGCTTGGTCGTTATCAGCCGTGGCACGAAGGACACCACGCTCTCTTTGATGAGGCGGGTAAGCGAACAGAGCAGGTAGTTCTCGGAGTTCGCAATACTTACAAGACCAGCGAGAAAGACCCTCTTACTTTTCCTGAGGTAAAGACCTTTATTGATGCCGACCCTAAGATGAGAAATGCCATGGTGGTTAAGTTTCCGAACATCACCAATATCGTTTATGGTCGCGATGTCGGATATAAAATTGAGCAGGTCAAGTTAGGACATGAAATTGAGGCGATTAGTGCTACTCAAAAGCGTAAAGAGATGGGTCTATAAGTGCCTTCAAACCATTCAAGGTCTTTTGCTAAGGCTGTCACTTGGCGCATAACTGGCACGGCAGACACATTTTTAATCAGTTGGTTAGTGACTGGCAAGGCTTCTCTTGCTGGTATTATTGCCGGAGTAGAGGTAGCGACCAAAGTAACTTTATACTACTTTCACGAGAGGCTTTGGAACCGAGTGGGGTGGGGCAGGATATAATAACTGCAACCTAAAGGAGTAAATCATGGCAGGTACAACAACTAGGGGATTTAGATACCCAACGGCTTCTGATGCGCCAGCGATTCATACCGCGTTTCTTAATTTAGCAACAGATGTTGATACCTTCTTTGATACGCCACAAGTTACGACAAGTATTATCTTTGAGGGTTCAACAGCGGATGCTTTCGAGACCACACTTACACTTGTAAACCCAACGGCAGATAACACTATTACTTTGCCTAACTCGACAGGTACAGTTGCTTTGACCTCGGATATTATTCCTTCTGTTACAAACGAAAATCATGCAAGAGTTACTGCCTTCATGCTCGGTGGAATGTAATGGCATTTACCTATGTTGACCCCACATCAGGAACTCGCGACCAAATCCGTTTCCTGATACAAGATACTGATACGACAGACCAGCACCTACAAGATGCTGAAATCAACTATCTCTACACAACTTGGGGTAGTGTCTACGCAGCAGCAGCCTACGCTTGCGATGCTATTTCTGCTCAGTATTCTCACAAGACTAATTATTCAAGAAGTATCGGTGACCTCTCAATCTCCGAGTCTTACGCTACCTCGGCAGCAGAGTTCCGTGAACTCGCTAAATCACTCAGGGCGCAGGAGTTGGATTTATTTCCCCCTTCAATTAAGATTAACGGCTCAGCAATTATTGCTACTGCCGATAAATTAGTAACAACCTATAAGACCGATTTCTATACAGGAATGCACGACTACACAGTATAAACTGGGAGGACTATGCCTTACATTTCAGGACAGCCCAACCACTGGTCAGATGATATGACCGATACTATTGTCGTATACAAAAAAGGAAACCTGAACAATTATGGCTCTCGGGCTATATCAGCAACCCCGACTTCATTTTCTTGTCGTGTTATATCTGATGTCAAGAACTCTCGAGATGACCAAGGCAACGAAATCGTTGAAGGCGGTACTTTATACATACTTTCGGATGCGGATATTGAAGTCGGAGATAGATTAGACCTTCCCGGAAATAATGCAGACCCAAGAATAATAGCGGTGGACAAAGTCATTTATAGTGCCAACGGAACAGCAACAGTCCATCACACGAAAGTAAGGTTCGGGTCTCTCGGTGGGTAAATTTGAAGCGTCCTTGAATAGGAAGGAAATCACCCGACTGCTCAGCGTTGGTGGGCCAAAGGCAATGATGACCGCTGGGCAAGTCCTGTATAAAGAGGGCGCAAAGATATTTGAAGAAAGCCAAGACGAAGTACCAGTTGATACTAATGCTCTCCGAACCTCGGGTAATTTAGGTCTTCCTCATCTTGAAGGACAGACTGTTGTTGTTGAAATATCCTATGGTGGCGCAGCAGTAGATTACGCGATGGCAGTTCACGAAGATTTAGAAATGAGACATAAGCCCGGAAAGAAAGCCAAGTACTTAGAAGACCCTGCCAGAAGGGCTCTAGTAGGCATGGACGAGCGTATACTGGAGAAGATAAGAAAGGCTATGGGTATCTAAATGGCGACTGTCCTAGAGGCTCTGGGGGCTTATATTGACTCGAACAGAGGCGACCTCACAATCGGAACTAATCTATTCTTGTCTAAAATGCCAGACACTCCAGATACCTGCGTATGTATCTACGAAACTCAAGGTAGCGCACCAGTAATGACTTTCGGTTCAACTGCTATCGAGTTGGATAGACCCAATGTTCAGATATCTGTCAGGGCTGCTCGAGATGATTATGCTTCAGCGCGAGACTTAGCACAGGCTCTTCGTACACTGGTTGCAGGAATAGTAAATGTTTCATCATCAGGTGTTCTGATTATGAGGGCTGAGCCAACAGGAACTTTCTATCCCCTTGGCGTGGACCAACTTGAAAGACCACGTGTGGTGTTTAACATGGATTGTCATGTTGGAGTGTAGACTTGGACACGCAAGAACCTAAACGAGATATCTATGGAAAGGGAACAGGTCGTGACGAAGTCCCAAGATGTTGGAGATGTAACAGAATCCTCGCGGAATACCTCACTCGCCCGTGGAGGCTCAACTGCGGAAGATGTAAAGCCACCAATCAACAAACCGCTTGATTTTGAACAAGCGTTAGATAATTTTGTGCCACAAAAGAAATCAAATGGAATGACCTGCTCTGTCAAGCGAGTCCTTGAGCAGTTAAGCGAATCAGCGAAAATGAAATTACTCGGCTTAATGGAAAATCCCGAAGCCCTATCTTTAGATATTACCGCCCTTCTAAAAAACCATGGCTATCAGGTAAGTGCCGAGGTGATGCGCAGACACAGGCGAAGAGCAAATGGCGGAGGCTGCTCTTGTCCATAGATTTTGAAGACGATATGGACAAACTCCTTCAAACCTCAAACAATCCGATAAGCGAGCCAAGGTTAAAAAAAATCGGTGCGGAGTGGCAAGCAGGAGTTGTTTGGAACGGCGATGAAGGAACAATTACAACCACGGCACTTCCCCTAGAGGAAGCACCAAACTGGGATGCAATCTTACGAATATGGGGTCTTGACCCAACCCAATTCCGTGTTGTCGAACCCGTCTTATTTAATGTTTGGGGAAACCCAGACGCAGTATTGAATCGTCAATGGAAAGGCAAAGTCGTCCAAATTGCAGACGACACAATGAAGGAAGATTTAAGCGAGTTGGAACGCGAAATCAAAAAACACAAACCCAATCTTAAAACACCCCTGACAGGAGAGGGCGCAATGATTGTAGTTCTATCCGACTGGCAGATTGGTAAGGCAGATGGAGATGGATTAAAAGGAACTATCGAGCGCATACTCAACGGAATAGATAAGGTTGAAGTCCGAATCAAAGAACTGAGTAAACTAAAAAGACCGATAGGTAAGTTGATGGTTCTTTGGACGGGCGACTCTATTGAAGGATGTGTTGGTCATTATGCACAACAAACCTTTTCAGTTGAACTTGATAGGCGCGACCAAGTCAAGGTTGCGAGAAGACTCCTTCGAGACGCACTTATGCGTTGGAGTAAATACTTTACAGAGGTGCAGGTTCTTGCAGTCGGTGGTAATCATGGTGAAAACAGGAACGGAGCAGGAAAGTCCTACACATCCTTAAACGATAATGATGATGTTGCCATAGTTGAACAAGTCGCCGAAATACTTGAAGCCAACACAGAAGCCTATGGTCATATTCGATTCGCAATACCAAAGGATAGTTTGAGTATTACAGCCGAGGCTGCTGGCTGGGTCTTAGGAATTACTCATGGACACACTGCGCGAAGAGGCGGAACAGGGTCAGAGCAAAAACTTCGCAGATGGCTTGAAGGGCAGTCACTTGGTCGTAGAAGTGTAGGGAGTGCAGATGTTTTGGTCTCTGGTCATTATCATCATTTCCGAGTCGCAGACTGGGGTGGTTGCGTTTGGTTACAAGCCCCTGCCATGGATGGCGGAAGTGATTGGTGGCGTGAAATGACTGGAGAGAAATCTGATTCAGGTATTTTGACATTCTGCATGTATCCAGAGATACGCGTGACCGACATAGCCATCTTGAAGTGAGTCCTATGATGTTATTAGTGCAAATCGTGATAATCTTTATCAACCGAGTCCATAGAGACCCCACTACATGCTGAGCCCTTTGAGGTCTAAGGTAGTTGGGTCTGCGTTGCCCGAAGGAGTGACTTTATGACGCAATACAGAGCATTAACTGGTATTGATTACCCACCTGATAAAAGAGTTGAAGCAGGAGATATGGTTTCCGACCTGCCAGAAAAATCAGCAAAATGGTTACTCGACCAAGGGCTAATTGAACTCCCTGATGGGAAAACTCCTAAAGCCGAACCAGTAGTTGAAATCGAACCCGTCATTGAAGTTGAGCCAGTAGTTGAGGTTACTCCTGAAGTTACTTACGATTCAGAGGCAACAGATGGGGATAAAGATGGATTTGTCCAAGATGGTACAGAGTTCCAACGCCCAGTTGAGGAGAACAACTAATGCCTACATTTCGCCATGGTAAAGGCACAACAGTATTAAGTGATGATTTTGACTTAACAACTTTTCTAAATAGCGCATCAGCATCTTATGGGATTGAAACTCCCGAGACTACAACCTTCGGTTCTTCTGACCGCTCTTACATTGTTGGGCATAATGAAGGCACAATCTCGTTTGAAGGTTTATTTGATGGAACTACCTCTAGCGCAGACTCAATCTTTGCTGCTGCTTTAGGTAGTACAACAGCCAAGGTAATAACAGTATCTAAAGATAGTACCGCTATTGGTGGGCGAACAATCCTTGCCTCTGCGAACTCGACCTCCTATGAAATTAGTAGTCCTCTTACTGATGTTGTTTCTGTATCAGCAGAAGCAATAGCAAACGGAGGATTAGATTCGGGTGTTTGGTTAGTTTGTCAAACTGCCGTATCTGCTACAACCAACACCACAAGTGTTGATAATGCTGCTTCATCTGCTAATGGTGGAGTAGCACACATGCACGTAACAGCGAACGCTAGAACGGCAACTACTGTAATCGCAGTACAACATTCAGCCGATAACTCAACTTGGGCTGACTTGGCTGTATTTGG